ACTCAAGACGATTCCCCTTGGTGTAGCAATCGAGCTACCTAAAGGTTACGAAGCTCATATAGCTCCCCGAAGCTCCACCTTTAAACGCTACGGTATTATCATGGCGAACAGTCTGGGTGTTGTTGACGAGAGTTACAAAGGGGATGACGATGAGTGGTTATTCCCGGCGTACATCTTGGAAGACAGGGCGTTCATTATCCCGAAAGGAGCGCGTATCTGTCAATTCAGGATCATAAAGAAACAGCCGAAGATTGAGTTCGAGACTGTTGAAACACTCGGGAATGAAAGTCGTGGAGGTTATGGAAGCACAGGCGTATAAATCAAATAAGAACAACGGTACTGACAAGTATTGCCCGAATTGTGCGTATTGTATACCTGTCGAAGAATTCCATAAAGATTCTTCACGGTACGACGGGTTGTCGAGACAATGCAAGTATCATGCAAACAAAAGATTCAGGAAGGCATCTGGCTCCCTATTATATAAGGATAGGAAGGCGAAAGCCATGAGGGGTTACCGTAAACGTAACCCAGAGAAATCCCGTGCGCGTGATATCTTAACACAAGCTGTGGGTAGAGGTAAGTTAACCAGACCTAATGTGTGTTCTAAATGTAACGTACAGTGTATCCCGCAAGGCCACCATCCTGATTACAGTAAACCATTAGAAGTTATATGGCTCTGTGTTGATTGCCATACGGAGGTACATAATGAATGAATTTAGGACGAATCTCGGCGAAACTGTGTTCATGCACAAGCTGCATAATCCGTCTGGTGGATGCAGCACATGGTCTGATCTATGTGACACACTGGTGAGACGGGTGTGCGCTGGATTCATGGCACCAGGAGACATGACACAGTTAGCTGAATACATGCGAACAATGAAATTCATCCCTGCCGGGCGGTACCTGTATTACGCAGGCCGCGAGGCAGCTTTCTTTAATAATTGCTTCGGATTCAAGGCAGAAGACTCAAGAGAAGGTTGGGCGGAACTCGGACATAAACATTTCATGGCCTTGATGGTAGGTGGTGGATGCGGTACGTACTACGGCGATATCCGTGGGAAAGGTGCCCCGATATCCAGAACCGGGGGAACAGCCTCTGGACCACTGAGCCTGATGTTCGCTATGAATGAGATCGGGCGTAATGTCCAACAGGGCGGCTCACGTCGCTCGGCTCTTTACTCAAGTTTACCTTGGAATCACCAGGACTGGTGGGAATACTCTGTAGCAAAGGATTGGTCTGAAGAAGTCAAGGCCCTGAAAGCTAAGGACTTTAACTTCCCTGCTCCTCTGGATATGACGAATATATCTACAGTGTACAACACGGAATACAGTCTGCATAGCCCTGAGTTCCACCAGAACGTATACCAGGCGTGCAAGACAGGTGAGCCTGGATTCCAGTTCGATATCTATACCCCCGAGGAAGTAGTCAGGAACGCATGTGCTGAGTTCATTTCAGAACATGATTCTGATATGTGTAACCTGGGGTCTATTAACCTGTCCAGGGTGAAAGACATCAAGGAACTCAAGGATGTGGTGTATCTTGCATCACAGTTCCTGTACTACGGTTCACTTAAGGCAGAACTTCCACTGAAGAAATGCTACGATATCCGTAAGGAGAACCGTAAGATCGGCCTGGGTATCATGGGTATGCACGAGTGGCTCTTAACCAAGGGTTACAGGTACGAGATGAACCAGGAGTTACAGGAGTGGTTGGAGGTTTATGAACAAGAGTCAGAGAAAGGGGCGAACATTGCCTCATATCGCTCAGGTGAATCGCCGTGCGTTAGATTTCGATCCATTGCTCCAACTGGAACGATCTCTATTATTGCGGGCACGACGTCAGGGATTGAGCCTTTATTCGCAACTGGGATTAAAAGACGATATCTCAAAGGGAATGTTTGGGAACACCAATACATCGTTGAACCTTTGGCGAGATACATGGTTGATGAATTAGGAGTTGAACTTGACCTCATTGAAACGGCAGGGGATCTTGCAGGAGACATTGAACGCAGAATTAAATTCCAGGCAGACGTACAAGAATACGTTGATATGGGAATCAGTTCTACGATTAATCTGCCAGCCTGGGGATCTCCAGCGAACAACGAAGATAATGTATATGATACCGCCGACATCATCAGGAAGTACGCCACGTTGTTACGAGGACTTACGTTCTATCCTGACGGTTCTCGCGGAGGCCAGCCGTTAACTCAGGTACCGTATCACGAAGCACTCGAAAAAGAAGGCCGGGTGTTCACTGAGGAACTTGAGTTCTTGGAGAAAACATCTTGTCCTTCAGGAGCCTGTGGGTTCTAAGGAGACATTATGAAATGTTGCCACAATTGTATATACAACGAAGTTCCAGCCGATGACGAGCCTTGTTGTTACTGTGTTGCTGATTCTGAACATAAACCGGACTCTACCTTATGCGGTAACTCGGCTGACTTCGTTATTGTAGATGAAGTAGGAGAACCCGCTGAGGCCGCCCAGAGTGTACCAGAAAACGACATGGTCAATCACCCAGGGCATTACACTCGGAATCCAATTGAGGCGATAAAAGCCATAGAAATGATCCTCACAGAGGTATATGGGGAGAAAGGTTTCGAGGCTTATTGTTTCGGGAACGAGTTGAAATACAGACTCCGGGCTGGATTCAAAGGCGATGCCCAGGAAGATATCGGCAAGGCGCTGAAATACGAGGAATTCCGTAATCGGAACTTTGAATAAAATCAGGGGGTTATCTTTCCAGGTAACCCCTTGGTGAACCCCCTGAAACCCCCGCCAATAGGACTTTTCCTAATTGGGACAACTTATGAAGACCCAGGAGGGGGCAAATATACTAAGGTAATACTAAGGTATACACCCAACGTATAGTCAAGGGTTACACCAAAGGAGATATTAATCTATGAATAACCCAAGGTCGTTACTTGAGGGTCTTCGACAGAAATCCTTGAAGGATTACGAACAGGTCGTAGAAAACGCCCCACCGATAAGCCGGGCGTTACTCGATCATATGAACAAGATGTTCGTAGCCCCCGAGGTTCCCCCGAGTGACCCCCAAATAAAAGAGAAACTCCTGTTCCAACACGGGATAGAGAGGGTTCTTAATTATATGAGAGGACTTCATGACCGACAAGAAAGAGCTGCCAAAGAGCAGTACAGTAAAGAATAACGAATGCCGCTTGGTTCCGCATAGGTTCACAGACGATGAAATGCAGAGGAAATTCCCTATGGCTACCTTCGAGTACGAGGGTCTTGCTGTTCACCGAGGCGATGAGTACGACCCCGTGGCGTATCTCTGTATGGAGTTACCGCCCGGTCCCGCCTGTACACTGCATCTCTGGATACCGAAGGAAAACAGATCCAAGGAGAACATCGAGTGGCTCGTCGAGGCGTTCTATTCTGATCTGCACCCCTGGGTTAAATCCAAGGGGAAAGATTTCATTGTCGTTAATTGCCCTTATGATCTTGTGAAGACCAAAGAATTATTCAGAACTTTCGGCTTCGACCCTGTACCGATATGGCTCGGGGTGATGCCGGTAAATTAACAGGAGGTAACATGGCAAGTGCAGCAGCAGCAATCGGAACAGCTATCCTGGGCGCAGGGACGGGTGCAACCGCCGCTACGATCACGGGTGGTCTGGTCCTGGGTGCAGCGAGCTACGGCGCAGCTTCCCTGGTTGGTGGTCAGATGCAAGGCGGTGGTGGAACAGTACAGCAGGGCATGGCTCCGCTGGCTGATAAAACCCTGCCCACACAGGCCGCTGAACTCGAAGATCCCCTAACTGGTGAGGAACGAGAATCAGAGAAACGTCGGAGAGCTACAGCCAAGAGTCGATTCAAGGTTGACTTGGCTGATCCCACAGAGAGGACCGGGGTAACAGGCCCGGATAATACCCCTACCGGCTTACAGATATAGGTGACTCATGGATTATTCACCTGAAATACCTCAAGCCCGGTACAATATCCTGAAGACTGAGAGGGATAAGTACAAACTCAGGGCGCAGGATTACTCCAAGGTAACGCTACCGTACATTATGCCGGATGCAGAGGATGTATCGTCCCAGGAATTACAGACGGATTTTAATTCCATCGGTGCAGACCTTGTGAATAATCTCGCGAACAAATACATCCAGGAATTATTCCCGCCTTCGCGCCCGTTCTTCCGTTTACGGATTGATGAACTCGTGCGACAAGAAGGGCAGGACACAGCGAAGCTCGATGGACTTTTGGCTATCGCTGAGAGACGAGCAAGGTGGGCCTTTGAACAGAGACAGGCCCGGCCAGTTCTCCTGGATTTATTGAAGCACTGTATTATCACAGGTAATGCCCTGTTGTATTTCCCGCCTGATGGTGGTAAGCCTACCATGTACGCTCTGGATGAATACGTCGTGAATCGTTCAGTATCCGGGGAAGTCCTGGAAATTATCACAACCGATACCAAGGCTATTAACGCCCTTGATGAAGATATCAGGGATGATGTTATAGCGGCCCTTGATGTCGATACTGATGAAGACCTGAACGAAATGACGGCGACAATCTATACGTACATCAGACGCGACAAAGATAATCCTGGGGAGTACATTGTGGATCAGGTCGTGGAGAACACCCCGGTTGGTGATCCCGAGCAACGGTTCAAGAAAGAACTCTTGCCTTGGATTCCCTGCGTATGGCAGAGAACACGCAAGGAGCATTACGGTCGTGGCCTCGTCGAGGACCATTACGGATCTTTCTGGGCCTTATCGGTCCTGACAGAAGCAATGGTCACCGGCGCTGCCGTTATGACAGATATCAAGTATCTCGTCAGACCTGGGAGTATGCTCGACGTAGCCGCTATGAACAGTGCCGCCTCTGGTACGTATCATTACGGTATGCCGGATGACGTTAATGCTGTACAGACGAATAAGTCTGCCGACTTCAGTTTTATTAACGCTGTCATCCAGGACTACAGGCAGCACCTGGGTAAAGTATTCCTGAGCATATCCAGCCAGATCAGAGACGCAGAGCGGGTTACCGCCGAGGAGAACCGGATCAGGGCTATGGAACTCGAACAAGCCCATGGTGGTACCTTCAGTTCCTTCGCTTCTACACTTCAGCAACCTATGGCTTTACTTCTGCTCCGTGATATTGACCTGAATATTGAGGGCACAGGGATTGATCCCGTGGTGGTCACAGGGTTGGATGCTATGGGTAGATCCGCTGAGAATGAGAAGATCAGGTACTTCTTTGATGATCTCGCTATGCTGAATAACTTGCCTGAATCAACCAGAATGCGCTTGAAAGAATCTGCCCTGATGACTATCTTGGCTACAGGCCGGGATGTTGAAGGCGAGAAGGTCGTGAAGACTGATGAAGAATTCGCCCAGGAACAAGCCGCTATACAGGAACAACAGGCCGCAGCTATGGCTGGACAGGAAATGCTGAATAAGGCTGACGCTGACCAGATTGCCCAAGGAGTACAAGGAGGATAAATGGCAACCGAAGATTTAAGTCCAGAGACACTGGAAGCACTGAAAGAACAGACCGGAGAATCCACAGGTGACGAAGAAGTAAAGCCTGATGGAGAGAACCTTGAGGGTTCTGATGACTCTGGTTCTGAAGATGACGATATCAACCTGAATCTTGAGGACGATGGAGACGATAAACAAGGTGACGACAAGGTGGAACCCGAGGGTACACCTGAGAACAAGGCCGTTGACCAGAAGCTCAAGGAAGCAGGATTCGACGTTGATGAGATCGCGAAGAAGATCGCGGATAACAACGGGGAGATCCCCGAGGATGTTATCAAGGCCGCGAAAGAGAAACTCGATCCTGATCTTGTTGACGCTCACGTCGCTCGTCTGAAATCTGAGTTCAAACTCGCTCAGATTGAAGCCTCTGAGAAGTACAAAGAATTCCAGGAACAGGCCAAGAAGACGCAGGAGATGAATGATTACATCTATAAGTCCGTTGGTGGAGAGGACAAGTTCAAATCCCTTGCGTCAACTCTGCGTGGTAGCTTGGATAAGGAATCTCTGGAGAGTATCAACGCGAAATTACTGTCCGGGAACAAAACCCTGGTTAACGAGGCGCTGAAAACAGCAGTCTCTGAGTACAAGAAATTGAAAGGTATTGGAGGTAAACTCATGGAAGGCGACGCTAACGCCCCTGCTCAGAAAGAACTGAGAATCACGAAGGAAGAATACCGGGCTATCATGAAGACAGAGAAATACAAAACAGATCCTCTGTACCAACGAAAGATTGATGAGGCCCGTCTCAAGACCCGTCAGGCTGACCAGAAACGGTACGGCCCTGGTATGTACTACGGTATGAACCAGAACGGGCGCTATGAACTTTAAATAAAACGGTCGGTATAACTATAACAATAAGGAGTATTTTAAATGGCTCAAGATGTATCCGCTAATCTGACTTTTCCGATGGCGCAGAACTTTTCTGCTGATAAGTTCGCCCTGGCTATTGAGAAGTTCGATGTCCGTGTCCATGAAACGATGCAGAAAGCCCAGATTCTGGACTCTGTATTCGAGTTCCGTCCCCTGATCGGGACCGACACAATGAGTAACAACGTGATGGGTAACCCCACGCTTCAGTCTGTCCAGGCCGGTAAGGAACCGGAAGGTAAGAAGATTGAAGTTGGTAAGAACATCGTCCAGGTGAAGACTCCGATTATCGCTCGGGTGATTGAAGCTATGCTTCCCGCCGTTCAGGATCATCTGGATCTGAAATCCCGTACCCCGGCGAACTTCGGTAAACGGATTGCGAAGTCCGTTGATGAGGTTCTGTTCGTACAGATCGTGAAGTCTGTGCTGTTCGACCTGGGCGGTAAAGGTACTGGTGGTATCCTGCCCAAGGCTACCGTTGAAACCCTGTCCGCTGGTGGGGATGAAATTGATCCCGCGAAGCTGACCGCCGCTGTGTACAACGTGGCTCAGGGTCTGGCTGAGGAAGAGATCGAAATGTATGACGGGAAGCTGTATATGGCACCCGCTCAGTATTTCACCCTGCTGAAGAATCAGGATCTCCTGAACGCTGACTTCAACAAACCGAACGGGTCTTTCGCTCATGCCGCTATCGAGACGGTATCTGGTATGCCTATCGTTATGACGAACCGGATTTCCCAGGCTGTTGATACCGTGGCTGCTCCCGCGAAGACTGACTCTACTGCTGCCCTGTACGGTGCCGCTTATGAGACTTCCGCAGAAGAAGCCAAGGCTGTCGCCCTGTTCGCTACCCCCGAGAGCATCATGGTTGCTCAGAGTATCCCT